GATATACATGGCGAGATCCTGACGCTCGAAGAGGTCGCCGCGTACCTCAAGGCCGGGAAGCGGACGGTTTATCGCCTTGCCCAAAAGGGTGAGATTCCGGCGTTCAAGCTTGGAGGCACTTGGCGGTTTCGCCGCTCAGAGCTGGACAGTTGGATCGCTGAGAGCATCAACAAGAAGAAGCCGGAAGCAGAGTGACCGTGCGCCAAGTCTGCAACCGAATCACATCTGGTCAGGTACACAGGGAGGATCGCCGTTGATATCGCAGCAGCTTTTGACACAACATCAAAGCCTGTACTACGCGTGGCTTTTGACGCGGCGTGCGGCAGGCGACACGGTCGAATCACTCGCATCTACCCTTGTCGACTCACAAGTTGACCTCAACCCGCATCAGGTCGAGGCGGCACTATTCGCCTGCAGCAATCCGCTGTCGCGCGGCGTCAAGCTCTTCTGCAATCACGCGTTGCAAAGCAGCCAAGCGGCCTCAGCCTCCCGCCGCGTGACGAGTCCTGGCAGCACTTTTCCCCCGCCGTAGACCCATCGCCGCAGTTCACTCGCGGTAGCAGTCCAATCGCGCTGGTTGATGCGCCGCCGTAGCGTCGACGCCTGCAGCCGCCCTGCGCCAAGGTTGAAGGTGAAGTCCACGATGGCCGAAAGTCGCCCCTCAGGCTCTGTGACCAACACCGGGCAGTAGCGCAGCGTCGCGGCGAGCGCCGTTTGTAGGTCGTGCGCCAGATAGACCTCGGCTTCGGCCTCGGTGATCGGCGGGTGCTTCGGCTCACACAGATGACCGTAGCCAATCGTCCAATAGCCCGCTGGGCAGATGTAGGGGTGGGCGCGTCCAGGATCGGCCCTCGGCACCCGGTGAAAGCCCTCAAAGCGCTTGGCCAGCTCGATGGCCGTTTTAGGCACCCAGGTCACGAGCGCACCCGGTCGAACACGCGCCCGAGGAACCAGAAGTTCAGCACCCCGGCCCACAGCGCCTGATCGGCTTCCGTCCAGGCGTGCAGGATGGCTGTGCCCCAGCTAGCGCCAGCGGTCACGGCAGCCACAAATGCCGCCGTCTTGGCAGCGCAGTACAGGGCCATGAACCAGTAGGTGATCACTGGACGCACGCTGGTTGAGAGCGCGTCGGCCCAGCGCACGCCGGTCTTCTCGCCTTGGGTGCGGACGGCGTCGCGCAGCGCATCGATGGCTCCGACGTTCCAGGCCGCGTCGGCGCTCGCGCCGATTTCGGCCATACGCTGCGCGCTGCGCAGCTTCTCGAACTCCAGCGCCTTGTCCTGCATCGCTAATTCGTGGCCCCGTTCGCCCCGGCGGTCGAGCCATTTGAGGATTTCGGGCGCAAGACGGAAGACCCCACCCAGGAGGCCACCGAGTAAGGTCTCGATCATTGGGGGCCTCCCATCAGCTTGAGTTTGATGGCGGCGCCGACCAGCAATGCGGCCAGGATGCCGGTGGTGGCGACCTTGATGGTCGTTTGCCAAGCCGTCCGACGGGCATCACGCCACGCGTCCAGAAGATCGCGCAGCTCACGGATGTCGCGGGCGGCGTGGCCGTTTTCTAGGCCAAGATGGGCGAGACAACGCTCGGCACCACGTTCGGCGGCACGGTCGAGCAGATCGTCGAAGTCCTCCCGGCGCAGCAAGAGCATGTTTTCCACAAGGGCGACGGGTTGTTGTTCGGGTTCAGTCATTGCAGTTCTCCAAAATGCGAAACCCGCCTCGTGGGCGGGTTTGGGGTGGATACGGTCGGTAGAAATCAGATGGCGATGCCAGCACTCCAGCCGGTGGCCTTGTAGGCCGAAACCACGCTCTCGTCCTCGATGAAGCAGGTCCAGCCGATCTTCGGGGCGTAGAACGACCATCCCGCCTCAATGCGCACGGCGATCTGGCCGGCTTTTCCGACCCAGGCCCCGGTGGGGCTGGGTGCCACGATGTACCGGTCACCGTTCGTTGGCGTGGTCGGCGGCGTGGCTTGCGTCCGCGACTTCACCGACAACTGCAGCACGGCGTCCAGCAGCTTCAGGTTGGTATCCATTCCGGTGTTCCACCCCGACTCTCGGGCGGTCCAGCCGTAGTTCACGCCCAGGTTTGGGCCTTGCAGTGCTGCCATGTCATTCTCCCCATTGGATTTTGGTGGGGTCATTCCCCATAACTTGCCCCATAGAACATCCCGTAGCCCCGGCATTCGGGGATGTCGATTTGTTGGGTCTGCCAACTGGTGTGGCCGTCGCGTACTGCCTCGACTTTGACGGTGAGTTTCTCGTTCGGCCGACTCAGGCCGCTCTCGGAAATCTCGGCGGCCATCGGATAGGTCCAGCTCGTGCCGGTCAGTCCCGCCTCAAGGTGCTTGAGCGTGCCGGCCTCGCCGTAGATCCGCACGGTGTAGGTCGTGCCGGGTTCCGGTCCGATATTCGATTCCCCCTGCGTCACCAGATAGGCGGTCTGCAACACCCGGCTGCGATGCGCCCAACTGACCGTCACCTCCCCGGTGATGTAGCTAACGCTGTAGTCCAGGTTATTGACCCTGAACTTGCCGGGTGGATAGGGCCGGATCTGTCGCTTGGCGAACGTGTAGCTGATCGTCGGCGCCGACGCCTCTGCCAGAACGCCCATCCCGGTGGCAGGCAGCACCTTGGCCTGCACCGTTTCCCCGCTCAGGTACTGGCTCGTGTTGTAGAACTGCCCGTCCTCGACGAAGTAAAGCCGGGCACCTGCTGAATGCTTTGCCGGCACCGTGTCCAGCACGCCCCGATCCACCGTTACCGTGCCGGCGGCCACATTGACCGCTTTTACGGCGACCAGCTCGGTGCCGACCTGAGCGTAGGTATTGAGCGTGACCAGATCCAGATCGACACCGTAGAGCACGTTCAGCACCGTGTTGGTTTGTCCGATGTCGTTTGCCAGCACGCAAGACGGGATGAAGTCACCGACCCCAATCTTCTCGAAGGCCGTCGATCCCTGCCGGGTCAGCACCGCGTAGTTGATCGCTGCATCCGATGGTCGAACGGTCGAGACGGACAGGAACCCGCCGTTCGGATCAATCTCGGCCTGGGCGGCGGCCGACTCGCCCGTCATCTCCTGAACAATCGTCCAGTACGGTAGTTCGCTCACCGACACGAAATTCGCCGCGATGGGCGCTTGCCGTGGATCGACCCAGCCACTCTCGACGGGCGCCAGATAAACGGCATCGGGCAGGCCGAACACATCCTCAACGCAGGTAATCCGTACTCGGCCATCGGCCAGCGTCCCGTAACTGATCTGCGCTACTCGCAAGATCAACTGCTCGATCCGCAGCTCAGGCCAGGAGAATCGGAATACGTCGCCGATGTTGAGGCTGGCGGCCGTGCGGTTGGCCACCAGCGTGATCTTCGCCAAAGTGGACGACAGCTGCCGCAGATCCCGCATCGCCAGGCGCGCGGCCAAAGCGCCGTTGGCCACGCCCTCGTAGCTGACCTTGGCGTCCTTGATTTCACCCAAGGATCTTTCAATACCGGCGATGTCCTGCACCGAAATCGACACACTCTTGTCGGTGGTGCGATCGTGATAGGACAGCGTGACCTGATTGGCCAACTCCTCGGGCATGGTGCGCTCAAAGGACTCGAGTTGGATCACATGAGCCTCATTGAGCTCCAGCAAGTCTGACAGGTCGTAGTCATCGCGGGTGAGTTTGAGCGTGAACAAGCCCGTGCGAGGGCTCACGTAAATTGAGCCGTCGATATGCTGGAGGATGCGCTCGATGAAGGCTTCGATGTCCTGCTGCTGGTCCCACAGAATAGACAGGCCAAAGTTCTCTGCGTACAGCGCGTCGGCAGCAGTGCGAAACGATGCGTCGTCAATCTCTGCCGAGCTGTAGCCCCGCCCCCATGTTCGGTCGGTTAGGCACTCGTAAATGATGTGCGCCGGGTTCATGTCGCCAGCGATGGCCGCCTTGTCGGAATACCACTGGGGCGAGCCGTCCGAGCGCCGGATGATCCGCGTGAGTTCCGCACTCCAGGGCTTGATGTAGGGGTTCATCGCTGAGAGTTGCGGCTGGCGCAGCACCAGCGACACCACGCCCCGAAAGGCTGGCACATTGGCGCCCAGTTTGGCCAGCAGGTAGTCGTTTTGACCATCGGCCGCGTTGCCCATCACCAGATCAACCAGGCCATCCACGCCCCCTTCACGCTGATCACCCCCGAAAAGCTCAGGCTGATTGATGGAAATCTGACCACTGGAATTGATCGACCCCGTCCACGCCGTGCGCTCGCCAACAACGATCTTGTTGAGCGAATCGACCGGGCCATGGCACAAGGCCAAATGCATTCCAGCGTAGTAGCGATAGCCAACGGTGACGCTTTTGCTGCCTTTGCCACCGCCACTCATGCTTTGGCTCCTTCACGCGTTGCCCTGAATGAACACTGGCCTCCAGGCTCTGATAAGTCATCCGTTGATGCTCCGTATAGGTAAAGTCACCCGAACCAGACGGTCCGTCTCAAAGAAGAATTCCACGGCATCGCTCTCCAGCCTTGCCAATTCAAGGAAGCAAACGATCCGTAAATCTGAAGGCACGCAGGCCACGCCAAGCGAGGCGTCAATCCGCATTCGCTCGACGACCCCGTCCACAAACTCGAAGGCGGTGATTCGCCTGAACAACCAGGTGCCGTCGTTGTGCAAAAAGGCCACGTCCTGGCGGCCTGGCATGGCCTGGTAGTAGGTGGCAAATCCCCGGGCCTGCACCAGGATTTCCGTTGCATCGGAGGTGAAGGGCTGGGCAACTTCGAGACCACGCTCCCAGGTCGGCACCCAAAACGGAACTTGCCGACCTGCACGAGCGGCAAGCCAGCCTCGCATGGTTGTCAGTTGTGCACGATCACGCAAAAGGTACTGGTGGCGACGCACGATGAAGGATCGGTTCGGCATGTCGATCACCGCTGGCGCACCGGTCTGGGCATCGAACACATCGATGAGCCGCTGATAGTCGATGCTCACATCCTCGACCCGATTTGGATGCTGCAGCAGCGTGTCATAGCCTCGGTACTGGATCGGCGAACTGGTCGCCGCCACTGACAAAGCCAGGTCCTCCAGATCAAATCGGAGCTTGGCCAGGGAGATTGCCGCCGTTGGTCGGGTGACGGTCTGCTGGGCAGGTAAACGTCCCAGTCGGGCCGGTGCGATCCATGAGCCTGCGGGCCAGTTTCCCAGAGCCGGGCGCTTGAGCGTGATCGTTTCAGCCGTCAGCGACTTGACCTCCAGGGCCTCGGTCGCGCCAGTGCTTGAGCCGACGATGGCCAGGCCATCTGGGTAATAGTCCAGGTCCGGGGTATGGACGGCCAGAACCGTGTCACCAGGAAAGATGGGGGCTGTAAGCCAAGCCTTGTCGGTCCATACCGGCACGGCATACACGCGCGACTGCCAGACGTTCATCAAGAGGTCCAACTGTCCTCCATTGCCGTACTCCAGCACATCGAACTCGAAGGAGCGCCGGGGCTCGGCACGCAGACGCACCCGCTGCTCACCGCCGTTGCGCATCGTAAGCACATCCGTGAGCCACTCCAACCGTTCGGTGAAGCCGCCTTGCCAATCGTGCAGCAGGCCCATGACCAGCACGCGCCCATAGCTGATCGCCAGATCCCTTGCCCCGCCAGCCGAGAAATGCAGCGTCAGAACCGTATCGACGAAGCTTGGACCATCGAGCGTGGCTGTGACCTCGTAGAAGATGTCCTCGAGCCCCCGCATCCTTGTTGGCGGGAAGAACCCCAAGGACAAGCCCGCAGTGTCACCATCGAGCTGGAAAATCGTGACCGGATCTGGGAACGCATTCCAGACTTCGACGTTACGGGTGGTGGGGATGACGAGATTGCCGAACTCGATCCTGGTGGGCTGCAGGTAGATCCGGAAGTAGAAGTCGTCTGAAAATGCACCGCAGTGTTCACCAACTCGCGCAATCAGCGCCTCTGGCGAGGGTTGGCCGCTGACGAGGCCACCGAACGCACCAGCGATGGCCGCGATGACCGTTGTAGGTTCATAGAACGCAGGTCGCCCACCGTCCCAAAGGCTGTTCAGCCCGGCGGCTGCTGCACCGCCCAGAATTTTTGACGTGGAGGCTCCAGCAAAGTTGGGCATTTACACCACCTTGCGGTAGGCCAGGCCGTAGTCGTAGCTGATCGGTTCCGCACCGAGCGTGTAGGCCTTGTTCCACAGCGGAAAGATTTTCCACACTTCGGTACCGAGGACCAGCTCATCTCCTGGGTTGAAATTCGAGATGTTCAGAAAGCGCACATCGGGGAATTCACCCAGCAACGTCCAGGTGCCGATGTAAGGCGTGCGATTGACGCCTGCATAGCACGGCAACATCGGCGCCAGACCGTTGTAGCTTTGTGGGGAGCAGTGGTAAGCCAGATCGTGCGCCAGGGTATGCAAGGTCACCTGAGGCCCACCAGAGATATAGCCCGCGCGGTTGTTCGTCACATTCGCATAGCTTGCGCAGCCGCAAACATCGAGGTTGGCCGTATCCCAGTAGCCGGTGGTCAAGAGGCGCCAGCCGACCGTCCAACCGTCGATGTCAGCACGCACGTAGGTGCCCGGGTAGCCGTAAGTCGCGAGCGATACGCGTGATGGCCCTTGCCCGTTGGCGCCAAACGGAATCGTATGATTGACGCTGTTGAATGCATTGGGCGTCGTCGTGAACGACTCGATAGGGCAACCTGCTGTCAGATACTGCCCTCCGGCAAAGGCGCCATATTTATTAATGAAGCCGAACGACAGGTGCCGAAACCTGCCCGGTGTTTCCTCGATCACCACATGGACGAAGTCGCCGTTCGAGAACAGGTGGTAGGCATAGAGTGAAGTTGCCATCGGGCCGACCATCACGAACTTGCGGTTGTTGGTCTGCAGGTTGGCGGCCAAACCAGTGCGGTTTTGGCGATGATGGCGTGACGGGCAATGAGGATGGCGTCGCTGCGGTCGGCATTGGTGGCATCGACCGCATTGACCAGCACGCCAATGGCATCCTCGGTGCCATCGGTGGCGGCCGGGTCGATCACGTAGTGCTTGCCATCGCTGGCGTTGCGGCCGAGTACCGTGCCCAAAGGCAAGTTCTGGCCAGCGGCAATGGTGGCGACGTCACGCGAATAGCGGTTGGGGGCTTCGTACTTCAAGAGGTCGCCGAGGTTGTTTTGTTCGGTGATAGCGGGCATGGTTTACTCCTTGGCAGTGAGTTTTTTGACGGCGGCCACGATGGGCGAGGCCTCTGGACGGTCGAGGTTTTGCGCTCCGGCATCCACGGTGATGGTCGAGCGGATGTCATTGGCCTCAGAGCGTGCGGCACGCGCATCAATGAGCAAGCGCCGGACATCGGCCTCGGTCTTGCCAGCGGCAATGAACTCGGCGGCTCGGTCGGGGCAGCCAGCCAGCAGGCAAACCTCGGCAATGGCCTGGGCAGACTGGGACACCTCACGGCGCGCCTCGGTCACAAGCCTCTTTGCTTCGTCAATATCGATGGTCTCAGCCACCGGGTTTTGGGCAAGGTCCTGGTTATCAGGCATAGAAAGCTCCTTGTGGGGAAGTGCCGCCTCAGCACGGATGACGCCCCACACCTGAGACGGCGATTGGTTACGGGCGTTTTTTGGGGTGTTCAGAAACATGTGAAATTCATCCAGCGTGGTCTCCAGCGTCTGGATGCCATCGGCCAGGCCCTGGGCCACGGCATTGCTGCCGAAAAAGAGTCCCGCCTCGGTCGCTCGCACGGCCTCAATGTCCAGGCCGCGCATGGTGGCCACGTGTTCGGTAAAGATGGAATAGAGCCGATCTACTTCGCCTTGCAACTCGGTCTTGGCAGCGTCCGACAGCGGCTCGTGAGGTGAGTAGTCGTTCTTGTGGGCACCAGCCGTGATGGCCGTGAACCGGTAGCCATCCTTGGCATCCTTGACCGACTGATCGACGTGAAGGGCGATGACGCCGATTGAGCCGACGCCACCCGTTTGCGTCACGAACAGGCGCTGGGCACTGGCGGCAATCGCATAGGCAGCCGAATACGCGGCATCGTTGGCCACTGCCCAGACCGGTTTGAGCGCAGCCACCTCCCGCACGCGGCGGGCCAACTCAAAACTGCCTGAGGCTTCACCGCCCGGCGAATCGATATCGAGCAGGATGCCGCTGACCTGGGGATCGGAAATAGCAGCATCCAGCATGGCTGCAATCTCACCGTAGGAGGTCAGACCCGAGGCCGCCTCCATGCCCAGCGAGCGTTTGACCAATGAGCCGTGGATCGGGATCACTGCGATACCCTCGGGGGCTGTGGCGACGGGTGGCCGCTGGTACACCGCCATGTCCATGGTGGGCATAGCAGAAACATCGGTCATGCCGATGCGATGGCCGACCACCGACAGAATCACATCCAGCTTGGGGCGATGAATAAGAAGTGGCGTCCCGAACAGGCGGGAGGCAAGGTAAGTCATGGTTGTGGGTCCTGATTGTTGGGTGACGCAAGGCCAGAGTCAGGGGTCTGCTGTTCTTCGGTCTGCGCGTCGTTCTTTGAGTCGTTCTGTGCGTCGCTAGGTAGTGCCGACACAGCATTCGATACCTGTTCATGCCGGGCATCGGAGTCAAAGACCAAGCCCAGTGCATCGGCCCGGGCGTTGTCGGCCGCAATCTCACGGTCTACGTCTTCTGCGTCGTAGCCATTGCCCGAGATGACCTCGGATCGGCTCATGAGGCCCGCCCGGATGGCCAGCTTCATGGCGTTGAATTCCTTTTGCGGATCGACCCAGCTCCAGCCTTGCGGGATCCACTTGGCGGCCTGGTAGGTACGGCGGTCTTTGCGGTAACCGGGCAGATCCAGCAAGCCTTCGAGCACCGCCTGATCCATCCAGGCGCGCCAGATGGGTCGACACAGTTGATGGACGATCACGCCGTGCTGCATGGCTTCACAGCGGCGGCGAAACTCCAGCAGACCCGCCCGGATGGAGGAGTAGTTCACTTGCGTGAGATCACCCGTGAGCATCTCGTAGGTAATGCCCATGGCAGCCGCCACCGCGCGGAACTGCTGACGCATGAATTCCGCATACGAGGAGCCGACATCGGCAGGGGCTGAGAACTTGATGTCCTCGCCCGGCTCCAGGATCTGCAGCGTGCCGGGCTCCATCCCCGCGAGCGCCACACCGTTGGCGTCAGCTGCTGACTCGCCCATCAAGTTGTCTTCGGGCGCCACTCGGGTGATAAAGCCGGCAAACATGGCCGCCGTCTTTTTGCGGACCAGCTCTGCGTCGTCGTACTGGTCCAGCTCGTTAAGCTTGACAAGTGCCCGCGTGAGCCACGGCTCACCCCGAATCTGACCGGGGCGCAAGGGACGAAACATGTGGATGACTTCACTTGCATCCACCCGCACCGTGTCCATGCCGCCACCGGCGCTGCTGGACATGGGTGCCAGCAGCCCATCGTTGGGATGTGATCTGTACAGGTGGTAAGCCACCCGGCGACCAAGACGGTCGAACTCGATACCAGCGCGAATGACGTTTCCACCGGGCAGATCCCGATTCATGGTGGTCGGCAGGTGCTCGGCTTCGAGCACCTGGATCTGCAGCGACACCGGCAGACCATCTTCAGTGCGGCGGTAGCGCAGCCGGATCAGGGCCTCGCCGCCTTCGAGCATGGCGCGGGTGGCAAGTGCCTGCAGGCCGTAGAAGTCCGTGAGGCCCGCTGCATCGGCCTGCGAGCACCAATCCCACCACAGGCTGTGAATCGCTTCTCGCGTGGCCTGGTCCTGCACCATGCTCTGGGGTTTGATACCCGTGCCGATGGCGTTGGACACAAAGGCTTCGATACCAGCTGCCGCCCAGGCATTGCGCCGCACCAAATCGCGGCTCTTGGCGCGCAGTTCGTCTTGCGCCAAAGCGAGTGCTGCAACCGCACCCGGGTTACCTGGCATCCAAGCCAAGGCACGGCGTCCACCACCGGTACCGTCATAAACGGGCGTGCCACCGAACATGCGGCGACGCAGGTTTTTGAGCCAAGCCATCAGAGCGCCTTGATCGTGCTGACGCGGATCTGGCGCGTCTTGGTGCTGCCGGACTCTCGGGCAATGCTCGACTCCACCTCGGCAATCGCTGTCTTGAGATCGGACACACTGCGGTACTCGATGCTCTTGCCCTCAAAGGTGACACGGTGCTCACCGCTGGCGAGCGCTGCTCGCAAAGCTTGCAAGTTTTCAGGGGTGTAAGTGCTCATGATGCGTTCCTCATGTCATCCACTTGCTGCGCACCACCCGACGCGCGGGCGCAGGGGTGTTAGCAGAAGTGCTGAGGCCACCGTCAAACTTCTGTTCTCGGGTGGCCTCGGGGGTGTTGATGGAAGTGTTTTCGGTTGGGGGTCCGTTACCGAGTTGTTTTTCTAATTCGAGCCAGTGCCGGTCTTCAAACCGGTCCAGGCCAGCAGCGGCAGCAGCCGCCCTGGCGTAGACGTAGCAGTCCAGCGCCTCGTTGCGCTCACGCATCTTTTGCCACTCGCGGCGGGCGAAACCATTGCGGTCGCGACGGGTGATCAACTGCTCGGCACAAAGCTGCTGCAGGAACTCGGCGTCGACTTTGGGCAGGTGCACGAAACCGGCCGGGTAGATCGGCGTGACGCCGTCTTCAGCCACCTCGGAACTCTTGCGCAGGTTGTTGTAGAACTCCAGCTTGGCAATGCCGCCAGCGACCGGAAACACCTTGATGCCTCGGCGCAGCTTCTTGCCGCTGGCGGTGGCATCCACCGCTGTGGGGGTGCCAATCAGCGCCGCACCACCAGCAATGCCCTTGATCGGCATGAGCCGTGCATCGCGCACACCGCGCACGAAGGCATAGGCCTCCTGGGTGGCGTAGCCGGTGTCCAAGGCCAGGCGCGCCAGGCTCAACTGGCAGCCACTGCTGTGGGTCCAGGTCTCGCCCATGAGCCTGGCCAAGTCTGACCAGACCTCAGTGCGGGCGGTGTCGCCCATCAGGATCCGGTGCTCCACCAGCCACGCAGCCTTACCGCGCCCGAAGGCCCAGACCGAAACCTCGATGCGGTCCTTCTGCACGTCGGCACCAGCAGTGAGCAACAGGCCGCCTGCAGGCACGGTACCGATGCGATAGTCCTCCCTGCGTTCCAGCAGTCGCTGCCAATCCGGGGCCTCACCCTCTTCGACCCAGGTCTCACCCAGTTCGGTGTTCTTGAAGGTCTTGATGGCCGAGGCCGAGCGGGAATCGGACATGGCTGCCGACTCCCAGGCCCGGGCGATCTCGATCCAGCTGCGCCACCCCACCGGGCTGTACAGACTCGACAGATGAAACCCAGCGGTGCGCCCGGCTTGTTCTGGCGCACACGCCTGCCACTGGCCGTTCTCCAGCATCCAGGTCTTGTGATGCTCGGCAATCGGCTGGCTGCAAGATTCGCAGATGTAGGCCGCCGTTTCCGGTTGTCCCCGTTCCCAGCGCAGTTGTTCAAACCGCAGCCACTGACGGTGATCGCAGTGTGGGCACGGCACAAAGTAGCGGCGCTGGTCCGATGCCTCGAACTCCCGCTCCACCGCACTGGCACCGGCAATCGTGGGCGTCGAGACGATCAGGATCTTGCGCCGGGCAAAGGTGCGGGTGCGCGCCTCGGCCAGCGAGATCGCATCGCCTTCCCCCTCCACATCCAGCGGGTAGCCATCCACCTCATCCAGGAACAGGTAACGTACCGGCATCGAGCGCAGGCCCACCGCGCTGTTGGCACCGGTCATCACCAGCACGCCGCCATGGAACTCCTTGGCGAGAATCGTGTTGCCCGAATCGCGACTGCGCGCCGGGGCGATGCGCTCTTGGATGGCGGGGCTCTCCTCAATCAGCGCATCGATCCGCTGCTTGGAAGCCCGCTTGGCCATTTCGACTGTGGGCCACACCGCCATCATTGGGCCCGGAGCGTGGTGGATCACATAGCCCACCCAGTTCAGACCCAGTTCGGTGCCACCGACCTGGGCGCCTTTCATGAACACCACGCGTTCGATGGGAGACATGGGTGACAAGCAATCCATGATCTCGCGCAGATAGGGCGTGCGGCTGGTGCGCCAGCGCCCCGGTTCGGAGGCAGCTTTGCTGGATAGCACCCGGTGCTTGTCGGCCCATTCGGAGACAGTCAGCAGGGGATCGGGCGTCAGACCCTCGCGCCAGGCACGCTCAATGGCGTCCCAGCCTTCGTAAAAGACCTCGTCCATGGGGTTAATCCACCTTGGGCTGCAAATCACCCAGGTCTTGCAGCTGCTGGCGCACGGCGGCGTCCAGTGCCACATGCAAGACGTGCGGATCAACCCCAAGACCTGCAGCCATCTGCGACGAGATGCGTGCCGGCCAGTTGAGCCAGGCGTCGCGCTCAGCACGGGCGAGCTTGAACACGTGGGCCACAGCCTGTGAC